CGCGTTTCTCTATAGACAGTTTTTGCGATAAATAATCGGCAGTTTGTCGAGCTCTCAGACTTGAACCGCACAATATATAATTGTATTCTTGCTTTGGTATCATGGATTTGGGCATTTGACCATGACGACCAGTCAGTGGAGGTGATCCAGATTTGACATTGTCAATTGCTGTTATATCCACATCTTGCCAATCAACGTTGTGCATTGATTCAAAATGCCTCACGAAGTTCCGCTGTCCACCTATCCATTCTAACACAGGTTTCCTCGAAATCACTCTGATTTGTAAGTCCGATCCAGTGCCCATTTTCACAGTGTCTAAGGATTCAGACAGACAAGCAGCTGTTATAATTGCTTTGCACACCCGCGCAGATCCCTGTGACATCATCAATAGTTGATTAAATTGCTCTGCTACATTCAATGGCAAGCTGCGCAAAACACCCCTGTTTGTTTCGAAGAAATATTGTCCGAGTGCTTGCATTTGAGGTGGACGGTTGATTCCTATGAAGCAGCCGACCGTTCGGCACAACAAAGCTGAAACAACGTAGACAATAGACTTACTGTATGTGTACTCTCCGTCTGGTGTGATTACAGTCACAACAGAGTTTGGGCCTCCGTTAACTCTAATATCAACACTGTTCAAACGGTCAAAGTTCTTGTAATCCATGGCTCTTGGTGGCCCAGTAGAATTCAATGCACGCACCAATTGCAAGCTCACAGACCCTATAATTTTTCCCTCTTCTACAGGGAATTCCTCCATCTCATCTTTGGCTGCAGTTTCAGCTTCCTTCCATCGTTTTTCTTGCTCTGTCAACTCAACATCAGTAGAAACGGCTCCCACTTCAACTATCTTTTGTTCTGGATCAGTGGGTTCTTCTATCACCTTAGATTTGCCACTTAGTTCAAAAGTTGACAATGCTGTGATTTGTTGCCAAATTTTTTCCGTGAAAGGCGACTCTGTAACATCCAAGTCTCTTTCACCAATAATTATTGTCCCTTCTTCATTGGGCCAGAAAGTGCCCAAAACCTTGCCTACCTGCCCTTTGCTGGGGCAGGTAACCCTTCTTTCCTGAGCCTCGGTGTTAAAACCGGCAGGTAAAGTGGGTCCACCCATAAACAGTCACTTGCGGTTTCTTCAAGTAACCAATTAAGGTAGTGAAATCTGACCTTGCCCACTCTTCTGTAATGCCATGATGCAATGATGCTAGTTTGATGGCATCCATAGTTTCATAATATTTGTACAGTGGCAAATCCCAACCTTCGTCAGCATTTATTTCATTGACTTCTGGTATGTCACCCAACATCATACAGTATGATTGTCTTCGAGCATTAATGGCTTCAATTGGGTTAGCGGACACTCCATTCGTAAATTCAAATCTGTTTTTCAATCTCACGTAGTTTGGTGTCATGGTTAAATGACCTTTGTTAGATACTCCCACTAACATCTGCAAGAAAACGCCTTGATTCCAATTGAACTCCGCTTCTTGAATCATGTTGAAGTGTGATTTACAGAATTTCTTATGACTGTCTGCGTCAATTGATCGTTTTGAGATAGTGATGTTATCATCACCTAAAATGTACGCCTGTATAAAGTCGTTTCCGAGATTTTTCCACATGCGCCAATGTACCAATAAGTTGATAATCACATTTCCAATTGCTGTTGTGGCCTGTCCAGTTTGGCGCATGGCGTGGCATACGCCCCTCAAAAACTGACCTTTGTAGTGCCAATACCAATGGCATCGGCGCCATAACGAAATCACATTGTCATCAACTTTTAAGTAGTTCTTGTATAGCATCATTTCTACTTCTAAGGCTCTCCAAGTTGTTCTTTTGTCTTGTTTATCACCGTCATCACTTAAATATCCTACTTTTTCATTCCCAATTTTCAGACCTCGAACGTG